CATCTGCATCGTCTACATCTACCGCAGTTCCCGTACCATGCCCCTTACCTACAGTTTGTAAAGGAATATTTATGCCATTTACTTTTGCTTTTATCGGTTTACTAGCATCGTATCCGGGACGTCCAGGGTAATTACCACCCCCATTTACCCATGTAGTCCAAAGAGCAGTTTGTTCAGATTGTGTACGGACAGCACTATTTAATGTAACCTTTTTACCTGTCTTATTTTTATAAGCAAAAGCCAATTGTAAAAATCTATTTCTAAATTCTACTTTTAATGAATTGTAATGTTGTCTATTTCCAGAGTTACTTGTAAAAATTATTACATCTTCTGGGTTGATACCAACGGTTGAAGGTACTGTTGATGTTGTAAAAGATGGAAAAGGATTAGGTGTTCCTCCTTGACTTTGTTGTCCTTGACCTTGTTGTTCTTGTGGATTAATATCTTGGGTGACTTCTTTGTATTCTCCTTTAGATATACAATATGATTCTAACATCGTTTCCCATTTATTGCCCTCTATTTTATGAGATAAATTCTTAATTAAAAAATCTACAGTATTGGGGTAATTTGAAGGTAAATAAGATGTATCAATAAGAAATTTACTATTGATTTTCATACCTGATAACCCATCCATTGTTAATGATAAATTAAATGGAATAAATCCTGTTGAAGGTTGCATTGTTTCATCTTTTGCAGAAGCTTTACCATCTCTAGCTTTTATAAAATCTTCTACTGCTTTTTTAAAAACAGCGTATGCATTGTTATAATTGGTTAAAGCATCTTTATAAGTAGATATTTCTTCAAAAGTAAATTTCCATGTACTTAATCTAACCAAATAATCTACAAAATTATTATATAGCATACCATAATCATTTTTTATTTTTAGAAATGTATTTGCATAATCAGGTGGTGGAGATGGTGGTTCAGGTAATACTGTTCTTCCAGTACCTACACCTTCCCATAAATTTCCAATTTTAAAGCCTTGATCATTTATAAGGTGTGATTGGTTTAATGAAAAAAGTGTTGATAATTTAGATGTATTATCTGTGATAAATGGTTTAAATCTATCAGTATACCCGTTATTTAATCTAGATAATGCCGTAGCATTCTCTCCTACTACTATGCCATTAGCTGTTGCCCCAACAGTTATCATAGTAGACATTGCCGGGGATAGTTCTGTTTTAAAATTAAAATCTTTAATAAAACCAGCTGTATTATCTACAGTATTGTATCCATATAATTCAAATTCAGCATATTTAGTATTTAATTTGGTATCTATATTTAAACCATTAATATGTTCCATAAGCCATTGGATGTCTGGCATTGGATTTTTGTCAATAATTTTTATTGTATTTGTAATTTCATCTATAAATACATCTAATTCATTTATGCCTCCTAATGCTCCATTTATTCCTGCTAGTATACCTCTTAAAAAATCTATTAAAGGTAATCTACCTTTTTCATCTTTTAATTCATCCATTTTTGCCATCATAAATCTTACGTTAACGTATATATTCATTATTTGACCATATTCTGATTTACTAGGTGGGGTAATTGGGGCTACAAATTCTTCCCCAACTGTGGTAAATTTAACACCTCTTTTTGCTTTTAAATTATGTATAATTTGATAGTTATCATCAATTTTTAATGTTCTATTTACCACACATACCGTTGGATCCATACTTACTTGAAGGGGAGTAAGGTACATTAAATTACTTTCAACCTTAGTATCAATTTTCATTAATGGGAATAAATCAATTTGTGAACCAACTTGATATAATACGTGATTTTGTATAAATTCTAAGAAATTTCCTAATCTACAATAAAAATATTCTCCATGATTAGTAACTTCTTCAATACCATCAATAGGAATATATATGCCTGGAGTACTAAATCCATTAAAATTAAAATTGCGAGCTGCTTTAACACCAGGTACAACCACTAATGTAAAGTTAGTGGAATTAGGGACAGGGACGACTTTTGTTAATGTGCCATTTATACCTACTAATTGACCCAACATTTGATTAAAATATTGATTTATTGTACTTTGATTAGATGAAAGTATAACTAAATCGTTTATATTTTTTGGTGGTGTTGCATCTAAATCTGTTGTTGTTGGAGTTAATGGAACAATATCACTTGGATTAAGTGCATTCATTTTAAAAGATTCAATTACATCTCCAACACTTGTTAAATCTAAAGTAATATCATAACTTCCATCTTTTAAAAATGACCAATGCATATTACTAACTTTAGCAAACATAGCATCGTAATTTCCAAATGTTTTTATTCTTTGTTTTTCTATTAATTGAAGAAAACTACTATAATTTAAATTTTTACCTCCATCTGTTCCTGTAAGAAAAGATTCTGCTAAGCTATTATCAACATTTTCTTGATATTCACCTTTATTATCAAAATACGATACATGACCCCATTCTAATAAGATATTAAATCCTAATCTTAAATATAAAGCATCTATAATATCAAATTGTATTTTATTCCATGCTTTTACTTGTACAGTTGCTGTTCTGATTGAACCTTTATTTAAATGTTTTATATTAGCAGATTTAATTCCCATCATTGGTCTAGAACCAAATTCATTGCCTCCTATACCATATGCATTTTCACTTAAAATATTATTACCAAAATCAATTCCTTCTCTTAATGTGTTACCTTCTTGTACACCATTAAATAATACAAATTTTCTTGCTAATTCACTATCACCTATGCCGGTAAGTTTACTTAAAGATTTATGTGTGATAATAGATTGATTACTGACATCAACTGATGATACTAATTTACACCATGAAGTATTTGTATTTAAATACTTTAATTGATCTAAACTACGTGTTGTACCATCAGCATATCCCGCTCCATATGCTTTTTGTCTTTCTTCAACTTGCTTAATTATTTGTTCTGGAAAGCCTTCTCCTAATAAATTACCCATTTTTAATAACTATTTAATAATTTAAAACTATTTAAAACTGCAGCATAATTAGCTGGGATTCGTATTTGTATTCCTTCAGGTATAATTAGTGAATCTTGAGGCAAATCAGATGGTAAAGATGTTCCTGCTACTGCTGTGTTAGCAATAGAAATAATCCACCATAATGATTGATCATTATAATATTGATTTGCTAATATATCAAATCTATCTCCTTGCGACGTATAAACATAAATATCATTATCTGACAATGGTACTTCAGGGTACCGGGTCGTTTGATAATTAGGTTTTTTATCCGTTTGTATAATTGTTATAGGTTGATATCTATTCATTAAGAAAGATTATTTGGTTGAATTTGGAAAGAGTCTGGACCTGTGAATGGTTCTGACACTTCTAATGTGGTTGATGTGTTTAAATTATAATTATTTTCATTTCCAGGTCCATAACCTAAAGATATAAATCTTTCTTTTGTATCCTCAATTGATTGAACTTTTCTTGGTGCAAATTCGTGAATTGGAGTAAAGCTAAATCCTTTTACTCTAATAATATGTGGTACTTCACTTACTGATTTATCACGTTCCCCAGTTGGATCTATTCCTATTTCCCATGATGTATCTTCTGCGATTTCAAATGATAAACCTGTTATAAAACCTGGTTGTTCGTAAAAATATCCTCCAACAGTCAATTTAACTAAATTACCTCTCATGTATCCATCTGGGCTATAATCAGGAGCTAGTGTTGAAGCCAAATAATTTAATTTTTTATACATTGGAATAAGTTCGGCTTTTGATTGAGCAGCTACCGTCCAAGATAATGAAACTTTTCTGTTAAAGCCATTGTAAGTGTAGAAGTTTTCACCTCTTCCTAAATATTTAGTAGCATCCCATGATGCTTCATATGAATCACTAATTGAATCTAAAAATGCTCTAAAATGTATAAAAGTATTATTATTATTAGGTAAATTACTCATAACCTGTATTCTAAATTGAACTAAATCATTTGTTGGGTCAATACTATTGGCACTACCAGAGGTAACAAACTCTGATTGGTATAATGGTAAGGCAGTTATTCTATCATATGATAATTTGGATGCTGCTCCGTTCTCTACTCCTATAGAATAATCATTTAAATTTTTACCATTTTTATCTCCTGGGTTTCCTAAATTTACTCTTTGTTCTATATTTTTAGTTAAATAGTCTGGAGCTAAAGGAGCTATACCTAAATTTTTTTGAGTAGATGTCGATCTTCCTCTTAATAATGATCTAAAATCTCCAACAGTAGTTGTAAATCTATCTTGAATTATAAATGATTCTCCTTCTAGGTTTTCGGTTTGTATACTTGCTAGTTGTCCTTCTAATATATTAAATATAGCGTTTGGAGGTGTATCTCCTATACTAGCTAATTGACTGTTAGTGTATGTAAGAACTTTATTTTGATTTAAAGGATTATTTTCCTTTTTTTCAGTATATTGTGTTCTTACACTACTAGAACCGTTTCCTGTTGCAAATTTAATATATGTTTTACCAATACCTAAAGCAGATCCAGGACCTCCTTGATATGATAATATATTAGTATCATTTAAATTAATATCTATTCCTCGTATTTTATTAATTAAAGTAGGATCATTTGCTACTTTATTTCTATATAATACATTTAATCTATCAAAATTCTTAAAGGCAGCACCTGTTGAATTTAACATTTTATCAGCATACAGATCTGGAGTATAAGTACCAGCAGTTAATAATCCTGAAAATGGATTTAATCCTTGTTTATTAACATGTAATCCAAATGCTATTCCTCCTGCTTCTGCTAATGTAGATAAAGGTGTATAAATACCTTCATTTAAAAGTCCAGTACTTGCTTGAGTACGAACAGCCATTCTAGAAAGTAAATTTTGTTTTACAACAAATAATAAACCACTTGGATTTCTTATATCTGTAAAATATTTACCTAATCTAACTACATCTGAAGCAGAATCAGTCAAAGCTCTACTTCCACCCCTTAAGATGAAATCCTGGTTTAAATAACCAAATTCTCCTAATTTTTCAGGGATTGGGGTTGTAATATATGGTTGGTTACTACTTCCACCACCTCTCCTATCCTTTCCAAACTTAAGAGATTTAAGATCGGTGTAAAGATTTATAAGTCCCATGGTTAAGCTGGTAAGCTGTCAGTATACTTTGAAGGTGTTGCTCCATTTAAATCTAAAAATGAAGGTAAAGGTAATATATTAATTACGCCATCATTATATGCTTGAAATGCTGTGTTAACAGCTGAAAAATCATTTCCATTTAATGAATAACCTGGTTGGTCACCATTAACATGAAGTTTTGATAATTTTGTTGCTCCAGGGTTAGTTATTGGAGTTGTACCGCTACCATATGATAATGGTGAGCCGGCTGTTGCTAATTTATCTAAAAGTCCCATTTTTGTATTGTTTTAATTTATTATAAATATTATGTTTATTGAACTTTAACTGATGTTTGTCTCATTTGTTCAACGACGTATGGAGTTATGGCTTTTGCTAGTGCCAAACCATCTAATTGTATAATTGTATTGCCAGCAGATATTTGAACATCAACTTTTGCACTTCCTCCACCACTTGATGTTGGATTACCTTTCTTTTCAGGAAATGCAAATAAGCTATCATTTTTACTTAATTCAAATAAACCACCTTCTTTAGTAGATACCTGTGTTTTACCATCTGCTGGGGAATACATATCCCCTGCGGGTTTAGGTTGGGAATTAATATATGCTGCTCCGGCGGCGGCCGCGGCTAATGCTAAACCAAATCCAACAACTGGAACTGCTCCAAATGTTTCAAATGCAGTTTTAATTGAAGCCATTATAGCTATTGCTTGAGTTCTTATCCACATTACTGTTAAAATACCTAAAATTGGGGTTAAAGCAATTGCTGCTGCTTTAAATATGGGAGAAAATCTGGTAGCAAATTCAACAGTACTAGATATAAGATTTACTAACATTGTGGCTGGACCATCAACTATAGATGTCAATATTGCTTTCATTTTATCCATAGAAGCATTAAATTTATCTTGAGCATTTATTTTTGCTAATGCATCTTGAGCTTCTTTTTCGTTACCTATAGAATTCATTAATTTATTAGCACCATCTATATCTCCATTTTTTCTTAATAATTCTGCTTTTTCTTCTATTTGCTTTCTTGATTCTGAACCTAGTCTATTTAAATTTTCTTGTTGTATTAAAGAATTAGCTAATTCATCCGTATTCATACCAACTGCTTTTGCTAATGCATCTTGTTGAAGTACATTCATTTTACCAAATTCAGCTGCACTTCCCATTTGTTTAAGCATTTCAGCTGAAGACCCTGCTACATCTCCATTTAATGCTAATAATCTTGCTTTTTCTAAATTTAAATCTTTACCTGTTAATAATTCAGCTTCAAGTTCATTTGATATTGAAGATTCAAAATCTAATAAACTTCTTGATGATTTAGCAGCTGTTTCTAAACTTATACCTAATTTTTGAGTTTGTACAACGGCTTGAGCTATCAATGCTGGGTTATTTTGATATTGAAGTCTTAGTTGTCCTGATACTTTAGCAACTTCTCCAATAACTTTTTTATTATCTAATTGAATACCAGTTTGTTTAGCTAAAGCAGATGTTTGTTTTATAACTGAATTTGTGACATCTTTAGCAGACATTCCATTAGCAGCAGCTAGTTGTTGTAGTCCTTGGGCTTCTTCTACTGAGAATCCCATCTGCTTAGTTAAAAGAATTTGGTCTTTAAGTTGTTTTTCTGTAAACCCAGTTGTTGCACCAAATGCAGCTGCTAATTCTAATTGAGCTCCAACTAAGTTAGTTGTTGTTTCATAAATACTACCCCCAGCATCTTGGATTTCTTTAAACCTATTTCTCATTTCTGTGGCCTGATCAGTTGATATAGCCATAGATTTAGATAAGCTTACTATTTCGGCATCTGCTTTCATGCCTATTTCCCATAATGCTTTAAAGCTACTTACTAATAATTTGGTAGTAATAGCTGTTACTACTAATGGGTCAGTTAATGAGTCTTTAACAATACCACCCATCTTTTTAAAAGCCATATTCATAGCTTCTTGTTGACTAACAATTCTACCTTCAGCCTTTTCAATGGCTTTTATTTCATCTTCAACCTCACTTAAAACATCTTTCATTCCTGGAAGGTCTCCTAAAAATGGAATTTTTGACATTCCTTTCATTAGTGCACCTGTAGCTCCTAATGTTTTGGCCATTCGATCTGCCTCTTCTTTTGCTTTTTTTTCAATCGCACCTGCTAAACTTAATTGTTCAGTTAAAAGTGCGTTTTGGGCGGCTATAGCTTCTCCTAATTCTCTTTCAGCTTTTTCTTGTTCTGCAGGTGATAGTAATAGATTTCTAGCAGATATTTCAATATTTTTTAAAGTAGCAAGTCTTTTTATTTCAAGATTATTTATATCTTTTTGAATATCTTTTACTTTAGCACTACCATCGTATAATTTTTGAGTATTTTTTAATATAGTATCTGAGCCTTTAGCTATGTCTTTTATACTTTTACTTAGATTTTTACCGAATATTTCTCCTATTCCTTTAGCTTCATCTCTAATATCTTCTAAGGCGCCTTTAACTGCTGAAGATAACCTATCAGCTATGTTAATAATTTGCTCCTCTACATATCCTAATTCTTCATTAACGTCTTTTAATTTTTTATTTACGTCGTCTGCCATCTTCTAAAGTATTGATTTATTATAAATATTAACTATTTATAAGAAGTTTTAGGTTTAGGACCAGGTGTTACTGATTTAGAAACACCATTCCAAGCACTACGATTAACGTTGCCGGATGAATCTACTAATGTAGATGTATTACCTCCACCTTTTGATGTGTTTTCATTAGCTTCATTTTCTTTATCATAAAATTCTTTAATCTTATTATAAGTAAATAAACGAAGCCAACGTGGCATATTGTAGATTGTATTCCAATCATATCCACCCTTACCATGAAAACACATCTCATGAATTTGAGTAAATAAGTTAGATCTTGATATGGATGCTGTACTAGAAGTCAGGCCAAAAAAACTTAATCCCAACTGGAATATCGACTCTGGTTGAACTTCCTTCGGGAAAAAAAGTTAAATCAATGTCTGGTTGATTTTCTTTAGTGAATTTTCTAAATTCTCTTGAGTCTCGAGCAAGTAAATGATTATCAACAAATTCTCGAATGTTTTTTGTTTCTCTATCTCCATTAACTGAAGTAATCATATATTTTAGACGCGTGGAAAGTTCTGGAGATGAGTTAGAATTAATTTTTTTAAGGCCTTCCAATTCAGCTTGTATTTTCTGTTCATCACCATGAGTTAATATTTTATAAGTAATGTTTGTACCAGTAGACGGCAAAGTAAAATTAAATTCGTTTACACCTTTATTAGAATGTTCAAATGGTTTATTATCAATTTGAGATAAATCAACGGTATGTTCATCTCCACCATAATTAAATGTATAATCTTTACCATAACCTAATACACGAGCTGCTACCATGATAGCGTTTTTGTCACCTGTAACTAGATCATTGTAATTTATTTTTGATATTATTAAAGATTGTAATAATTTATCTACTACAATGCCTTTTTGAATATAAGATTGATTAGTTAAAATATCTTCATGTTTAGCAGTCATATAACACATTTCGATTTTGCCGCTTGATAATAGGTTTTCGGATGGGTATAATAAACCTTTTGAAGGTAATTCGATAATCTCTGTTGGGATGTTGTTTTCCATAGCTTTTATTTAATGTAACTTGTTTTGTGATAAATATACGAAGAATAAAGGAGCTCACCAAGTTTAAGGTGAGCTCTTTTAAATTTGTTTTTTCTTAGAAGTTTAAGATACAGTAATCCATTGCAAGCGTTACTGATAATTCTTGAGCTGTTGATTCATCATCCCAGCTGTAATCACCAAAATTCGCTTTAGTAATAAATGCACCTTTAATAATCCATTCAGATACGATATCACCTACAGGTCCTAATACGTTAATAGTTACATCTTTCTTATAAAAATCTGAATAACCATCACGACCAGTAACTGATTCATGGTGTAAACGTACCCATTCCATTACTGATTGGGCACCAGATGGAGTGATAGGATCAAATAATGTCATATCAATGCTTCCCCATTTAGCTTTACCTTTAATTTTACGGTAAACGTTAATGTGATTTAAAGTAATTTCATCCATTGTTACTTCTACAGCACCAATTTTTTTAATAGTATATGAAGGAATTCCATCTACATACATGATGAATCGATTTTTTACTTTCGGTTCAAATGCTGTAAAAAATATTTCGTTTGGATCTAATATTGCCATTTTATTTTTGTTTTATTTTATTATAAATATGTAGTTTTTAAAAAATCTTCCCCTTTTTTGGAGGGGAAGAAATCTATTTCTTTATGCTGGGAAACTTGCTCCAGTTGGTGTTACATTGAAGTCTAAGTAAATGAATTCAGCTGTTTTAGTTGGTTGTAAATAAATTTGACCAATTAATTCATTTCTATCAATTACATCAGGTGTATTATTAGAATCATCCATAATCACTTTAAATGCATATAAACCTTGTCTTTGTTGAACACTAGTTAAATATGGGTTTACTTGTGATAAGAAATTATTTCTTGTTGCAATTGTATTTTGTTCAAATACTAAGTTATTTGCTACTTGAGAAATATATGATTTTAATGATATTAACAAACGTCTAACATTTACACGATCAAGAGCTGATGCTGCTGTTTGTAATGTTTTTTGTCCGTATACTACAACACCTTGACCTGGGAATGTAGCGATTGGATTTACTTTTCCAGTATATAATGTATCTCTGTTTGTTTGAGATAATTTTATTTCTGCTCTAACTACTTGAGATAAACCACCACGATTAATACCGGCTGGTGCGAACCAAGGCTCAGCTACTGAGTCATTATAAGCATAAACACCTGCAATTACTGTTGAAGCTGGACACCAAACAATATTTCCTGTACTTGGATCAACAACTTGACACCATGGCCAGTATTCAGCTGCATATGAAGTATTTCTAGCTGATGCTTGAGCTACTACTGTAGAAACTGTTTTGTTATAAGCTACTGGATCTAATACAAAAATGTTATCTCCTCTGTTTTGAGTATTTGTGATAATAGTACTGATTTGACCTGCGTAATCTGCATCATATAAACCTGGTGTAAATAATACATTAAATTTATAATCATCAGTATTAGCTAATAAGTTAATCATGTTGTCATAACAACTGCCTGTTAATCCTTGAGTATCAGTTGAACTAATATTTTCATAAAATTTAGCACCACCCCTGATAGTACCTGTAGCACCACCAAATGCACCACTTGCATTTACTGGAATTGAACCTGTGAATGCTGATTTTGCTATACCATTATTATCATAATAATTTGGAGTTGTATAATTAACTGATTTTACAGTTATATAATTTGATCTGTTATCATAAGAACCAGAATATTCGATTTGGTTTCTTGTTGAATTGTAGTTTTGAATTGAATCACCAATTACACGTGAAATATAGTTTGAAGCATTTGGATCTAAACTTAATCCTGTCCAAGTTTCTAAAACAACTGGTTGTAATGTATTATCATTTCCTCTTCTAATTAATAAATCAAATGTTCCTGATCCAGTATTAGAGTTAACAATTTGCCATCTTACGTTATCAGCTGATCCACTTGCTAATGCACCACTAGTTTCAGTACTTGTACTATTCATTACAGTACCTTGAGATAAGGTTTGTAAAGTAAATGAAGATGAAGTAAATAAGTTAGTTGCTGCTGAACTTGTAGCTGGGGAATAAGATCCAATTACTACTCTTGCTACTAATAATGATTGACCACCATTAAGAAAGTAATTATAAGCTGCAATCGAAGTAAAATAAGTGTAAGTTTTACTATCGCTAGTACTTCCACTTACGAAAGTTGTACCAAATTTGTTAACAAATTCGTTGTACGTAGTTACGATTGTTGGAACTTCAACGGGACCTTTAACGGTTGGTCCGATGATTGCTGCTCCTACTGTAACCGGTCTTTTAGATACAAAAGATGAATCATTCTCTCTTGCTAAAACGCCAGGGGATATTAAAGTTTCTGCCATTGTTGTTTATGTTTTATTTTATTATAAATATGGCAGAAACTGTTAAAAATTAGTTACTTACGAATTCTCCCTTTTCGAGATTGATAGTTCCGTCGCCGTATGTTTTTTGTAGCGATTCGCCTATTGCTATTTCTTCTTGTTGAAGTTTTTTTAATTCTTCTTTAAGAAATTCTTTTTGTAATCCAATTTCTTGAATTCTCATTTCAATTATACCAAATTGCTCAGTTAATTGAATTCGTTTTTCTTGAATTGATTTTAACGATTGTAACTCTTCTTGTGTTAGAACTTTTGTTTCCATTTTTTATTATTTGTTGTTTATTTTTAATTTTAACCTAATGATGAACTTACCCATGCTGTACCACTATACAAATAAAGTTTTGAAGCTCCAAAATCTACATACATGCTACCAGTATTAGGTGCACTTGGTATGGTTGTTGGGATTCTTAACCCATTTGCACCTCCACCAGTACCTAAATTAGCTAAATTCATTGTTCCTCTATCAGCACCTGTTATTGTTGTTGTTGTTGCTGTAAATTGTACCATATTAGAAACAATAATTTCACCTGATGTAACATCAGTATACATTATTCCACTGTTTGAAGGAGCAATACCTCCTCCACTTAATTTTAGAGAGCCAGTTAAATTGATTTCTCCATTTGGTGCATCTACATTTAATGATCCTGACATATTTAATGATCCTGTTAAACGTAATTCTCCCATTACTTGGACGTTTCCACCTGTTACTCTAAATATATCTGATCTCTCACTATCATTATTTCCATTACCTATAATGAATAAAGATGATTTATCTCCGTGTGTATTATAAAAACCTCCAACATGTTGATATGAACCTGATAGTACCATACCTAAGCCTGAAGCTAATGAACCTGTAATTGCTAAACTACCAGTTACAATAGCACTTCCTGTGTATGGGAAGGTTGTATCCGGTGCATATGAGGCACTTAAAGCTTGTATAGCATAAGATGCAGTATTTACATAACTTGCAGTTTGAGCAGTTGTTATAAAAGATGCAGTTTGAGCAGTTACAACATAAGAAGCTGTTTGAGCAGTTATTACATAACTTGCAGTTTGAGCAGTTACAACATAAGAAGCTGTTATTGCATTTGAAGCACTTACAGCTTGTAATACATACGAAGCTGTTGAAGCAAATGAGGCACTTACTGCATTTAAAACATACGAAGCTGTTGAAGCAAATGAGGCACTTACTGCATTTAAAACATAAGAAGCTGTTGTAGCAGTTCCTTGTAGTGAACCTGTAAAACCTAATGTTGATATTGTTGAACCAGTTACACTTAAACTACCTGTAATTTTTGCACTTCCTGTGTATGGTAATGACCCACTATTTACTCCATCAATTGCTTGGTTAATTATAGTTCTTGCTACTAAACCTGAATCTCCATTCTCTACGTATGATATACTCATTATTTTATATTGTTTATATTGTTTGTTATTTGTTCTGTTACTGTAATTTTAACTACATCAGGTATTTTCTTTAATGCTGTTAAATCTTTTTGTGGTACGTCTGGAATTATATATCCATTCATTTTAATACTAAATGTACTACTTACTGTTCTTTCCTCTTTATCTGCTAATTCATTTTTAATAGTAAACGAATCAATCATCGCTTTAAACTGAAATCTTGAAGGATCACCCCAATATGAATCAGATGCGTATTCAATTGCTTCTACAATTTTATTGAGCTGATCCATGTAATAAGTATTAATAGCACAGCTATAAGTTACAGTAATATAATCTGGGATTACGACTGCATAATTTACTTTTTGTGGTATAACATTATTTAATGCACTAAAATTATCATATGCATTTTTATTACTATATGATTTTCTAGCTATTGAAACATTGTTTGGATTGTTAGCATCTAATTTATTTGCTACTGATCTTACTTTATTAACACTATCTCTTTTAAACATAATAATTGGCATCATAATTCTACCTTGAGAATCTCTAAAATACCCAAACTTTTGAAATGAAGCCCATTTTTCGGGTGAACCATAAATAATAGGAACTTCTATTCTTTCTCCATTTTGAAATACAAACGGTTTAATTACATTTTGGAAATAATAAAAAACAGCCTCATCAATATCTTGAATACCAATTGAAAATGGTTTTACAGTATCATCTGCAAATGAAATTTGATCTCCTCTATTTACGCCATTAGCATAGTTAGGATTTCCTACCTCAGTATCAAATGCTTTATGTTGTTCCACACTGATTTCTCTTTGTGTTTTTGGAACTGGTGTTCTACTATTTTTAGCCATTGTTTAATATTTTAAATTTCCATATGTATCCTCCAGCTGTTTTTCCTTTTTCTCTACAACATAATGATATACCTCTAGGAGCTATTTGTATATATTTTGCTGCTTGTTTACCACTTTTCCATTCTTTAATATATTCTCCATTTAAATCATATTGAATAATTGGTTTATTTTTTGATTCCCCAATTTTTTCTCCTCGTTTTGGATTTTTATAACATTTATGATTAATTTTATTTTGACTTATTTTATCTCCAGTACCTAAAGGTAAAGGTATTCCTATTTTAATTTTACTCAATTTATTTCCAAACCCTTTTGGTTTTGGTTTAGAATTTGAAGTACCAATTTTATCTTTAGTTTCTTGGGTAAGAAGATATCCACCTGTTGGACCATTCCCTCCATTATTTTTATTTTCTAATTTAAAACCCCAAGACTTATATAAACTTATATAATGTTTTTCCCAAAATTTCCATTCGTGTGTTGGAACTTCATCAATTATATTAATTTGCAAATCTTTACATTTTTTATGAGTATGGTCTGCTAATCTTATATTTATTGGATTTTGAGTTTTTCCTATATAAAAAGGAATCCCATTATCTTTACATAAATAATATATATAAGTGTTTTTTTTCATTTTATAATAATCTTGTTCTCTGGATATTTACACGATCCGCGGGACAATAATGACATTCACATGTTACGCTAACATTATATCCGAATTCAGAAAGTCCTGGGTTTGTTGGATTTGGATTATATGGATAATCAGGATCTTTACCACCCCAAAACTGTGTAATATTTGTATTATCTATTTCCCAATAACTTTCTTGGTATAATATAATATCTCCTACTTCGGGATGCACGTTTGCATCAACTAAATCGTCTCTTAAGAATGCAAATGACATTGGCCAGTCAAAATTGACTCCTAATTCACTTGTAGGACTTACATTATCACCAATAGTTATTAAAGCATATAGCAATACTGGTTGCTCAAAAAATTTACCTCCAGATGATTCACCATACATATTGATCTTTGTTTCAGCCAATTTGTATTTGTAAATAGCACACTGTTGAGAAATAACGTTTCCCATTACTTCTCTGTTCATATATCTTAGAAACGAAGCGTCTCTACTGGATGCAAATAATGCGCACATATTTATAAGTTTTTATATTTCCAAATGGATTTACCACAGGTATTTTTAAATCCATTAATCACATTCCATATTCCTGCTTGTTGTAAATTTAATTCTTTTGATGCCTGTTTAGCAGAAAGCCATTCTTTTATAAATTCACCATTTAAATTATATTGGATTACTGGGAGTGATTTTGCTTTAATTACTGCATCAACATGATATCTCCTAGATGTGCCTTTATCTTTTCTTATTTTAGTAATATTATGTTTTTTTCCTAATAGAGATTGGCTTATTTTATTACAATGTTCTTTAGATAAAATTTTACCTTTATTTCTACTTATTCCTTTATTAGATTCACTTTTTTTTCTTTTTGTTTCATCACTATCATAAGAACCAAATCCTCTTCCTAATCTATTATTTAAATGTTTATTACTTAAAACATTATAATGTTCTCCCCAATATATTTCACGGCTATCTAAATCATTAACACCACATTCCTCTATTATTTCAAATAGATGATTTTTAGGACTATATTTTTTTAATGATGAATATAAACTTGGTTGATCTTTACATGATAAAGTTTCGTATTTATACCATCTACCTTCTATATTTGTAGATTGACCAATATATATTCTCCCATTAGGGTTTGTTATTTTATATATTCCTATCATCATTATCCGATAAAAATTGTCATAGGTGATTTTGATAACTCTTCCATTGCTGAAGTTCCTTCTGCTGATTTTCTAGCTAATAAAGATTGTCTACTTGTTTCATCTAAATATGCTCTTAATCTTTCAATTAATGCTCCTTTTTCTGTTGTAGCAGCTGTAATTAAATCCGATTGGTTTAAAGTAATTTCTTTACCTGGAATAGGAACTTGAGTGTATTTTCCACGAACATATCCTAACATTTCTTTACACAATGATAATGTGTATTCAAATATCCATTGTCTACCAATTGAATTAATTTGAGAATAAGTTGGATTGTTAAAATTAGTATTTGATACGTTTGTTACAGCTCCAGGTGCTTGAGTAATAGCACTATCTATTCTTTCTTGAAGTTTAATATATTGAAACCAAATGTGATGACGATCATCAACTGGAATTGGGAATATTCTTAATTTATTATTTATCAATTCAAATGTGTAGTCAGGTAATGATACTTGATTTTGCATTTCAACTGCTTGAGTTGTTTGAATTAGTAAACTTGTAGGATACATTAAAAATCCTGTTGAACCAAATAATCCATAAGTACCAACTGAAGGAACACCTCCTAAACCTGAGAACATGTTTAAGTTATATACTTGATTTACTGCAGGTATTGGTTGCCAGAATATTCTTTTGATTTCTATTCCTCCTGTGATTGCATTATCTGTAGCCCATTTACCTAAATCATAATCTTGTATCGAAGCTGTTGTTTCAACAGATCCACTATACCAGTTTACATTTCCTCCTACTCCTGCTTCTTCTCCATATTGTTCTGCTATTCTAACTATGTTAGTCATTGTTGGAGTAACAATGGCATGATTCATATTTGAAGCTGTTGAAGCTCCTAATACATTTAACATGTTGTCTCTTACTTGAAAAGCATATAATTCATTTCCGTATGTAGTAACTGCTTCTTCAAAAGCAGTGTAGAAGTTTAAATCTTGCAATTCAACTTCCATGATAGGGTATCCTAATCTTCGAGCACAAAAAGTTGTTACTTTATCGGCATCGACTTGAAATTGGTAGTCGTTATCATAAAATCCAAATGGAGTATCTCCAGGGAAAAATGATGATGAACCAGGGTATATAGGAATATTCATTATTTATATTTTGTTATAAATATTATAAAAATGAACTATAATATATTAACTTAAAAAGGCATTGGAATAATCCATTCTGGGGTGTTTAGGATTTCAATTATTTCAATATTAGTGTATGGTCCTTCTTTTGTAGTTAAATTAGCTACACATTCAGGTATTGCACCATCCCATTTAACAAATGTCTTTTGTCCGTCAACAGACTTTCTTACTGTATCTATTGAAGTTTCTAACACTTCATTAAAATTAATGTTAGGTAATTCACTAACGTTAAATATCATAAAATTTCTTTCCATATTAATATCCAAATCTTGCTTTAGTATTATTAAAGTATGTTGCAGTTTCTGCATCAGTAAGACCTACATTATAATATTCCATAACTGCTATTTTACCATTAAAGAATGTGTTTGGATTACTCCATGAAAAACATCCTATAGTAAGGAAATCAATATCGTTATTAGATATACTCATATAGGTAGGGGTGTTTTGTAATACTCCATTTACATATATGCTTATAACATTGGATATTGATGCTATAGTTAATTGATACCATGTACCTGAACTTAATACTGGAGATGGGTAAGCTGGGACGTTTGTTGCTGCTCCATTACTATAAATTAAAATTTGTGTATTTGACGGAACATACATGCACCAGTCAAAATTAACTCCATAGGTATCTTTTGAAGTTATGTTTCCACCAAATGCGTTAAATTTTACCCAAGTATTTATTGTGTAATTTCCTGTTGAAAAATCAAATGTTGAATCGTATGGTGCAGTTCCATATTGGCTTGCTCCATCAAATGTTAAACATCCTCCACCATCACCACTGTCATAAGCTACTCCATTAATTAATGTTGTATTACTACTTCCACTTATATTGTACCATGTTGCTCCTGAACCTGGGTATGATGAAGCATTACCTGCATCAAAGGCATTTGTTGGAGATGGGAATGAAGGTGGCGGTGCTGGTAGTGTAACCCCAGCTATCTTTATTATAGATGCTATTGCTATTCCATTAATTTTAGCAATGGATGTTGTATCGATTCCGTTTATTCTCATAACTTATAATTCTATCCAAGTGTTGTCTGGGTTAAAATATATTATATTTTTTGTGTTTGTTTGAAGTGAACTATCCCAAAAAGTATTTCCTATTAATCTTACTATATTACCAGCACTACTTGGTGCAATATATGTTACTCTACCTACAGTTCCTGGTGAGGTAGTCATATATAAAGGCTCTCCTGTAGCTGAAACTGATGCATAAGTTGTTTCTACATAACCTCTAGTTAATATTGATAATGGCTCCACCGGTCCAGTAGTATCATTTAAAGCAATACCTAACATATTAATTGATGCTTCACCTACTGCAAGACCTGAGGCTTTTAACCATCGACCTGATGCCTCTCTATAACATATATTACCAAAATTTACTGCTTCACCGGATGACTCAGAATATAAAACTTCTCCTGAGTAATATTTACTATTCCAATCTTGTAAATCTCCTAATACTGAAGTGACACCATCTCTAATTGAACCAGTTAATGGTGTTGGATTGAATCCTGCTATTGTAGTACCAGTTACTGTTAAACTACCAGTTATAATTGCACTTCCAGTAAATGGAAAAGTAGATGTTGATGGAGCATAAGATGCTGATAATGCTTGAGTAGCATAAGATGCTGTTCCTAATAAAGATCCTGTAATACTTGGTGTATTTACGCTTCCTGTTACTTCCAAACTACCAGTTACTATTACTCTTCCCATTAAGGTTTGAGTATCGCTAGTTGCATCACCAAATTGATTAGATCCAGATGAATAAATTACAGATGCTGATTCATAAGTAACATTTAAGTAGGCAATAGATGCAGTACCATTTAATGTTAAATTACCATTAAATGTTAAATCTTGATTTAGTGTGTTTAAATATGAAGCAGTAGTTGCATATGAAGCACTTACAGCATTTAAAATATAAGATGCTGTTTGAGATGTGGTTACATAAGATGCTGTTCCTAATAAAGATCCAGTTACACCTCCTGTTATACCTAATGAACCAGTAATAATTACTTTACCATCATTTAATATTTTAAATAACTTAACTGCTGATGAGTTTTGAACTAATAAAGTTGATGTAGCTGAAGTAGCACCTGTACCAATTAATTCTAAAGTAGTTCCAGTATTGAATTGTGCATCTCCAATTCTTGCTTTACCAACAACTGAAAATCCTGTACTAACATAGACTCCAAAATTACCGTGACCCACTAAATATAAACCTGCTGCTGATGAAAATATTGTGTCTGTAGCATTACCATATCCTAAACCTAGAGTATTATATCCATCATTAACTACTATTGGGTTATTTCCTCCTATATTGAATGCATTGTTTTGAAAATATCCAGCTGAATTTGTACCAGTTGCTAATGATCTAAATGATCCAGTCACTATTAAACTACCTGTGATTCTTGCACTTCCAGTATAAGGAAATACAGGTGCGTATGTTGAAGCATAAGATGCTGTTGTTGCAAATGATGAACTTAATGCTTGTGAAGCATAAGATGCTGTTCCAGTTAATATTCCTGTAAATGAACCACTAAATGATCC